TCACAGGTTAATGTTGCTCCTGCAAGTTTATTCTCAAACCTTTCTGTAAAAAATTCTGCCGTTGGACTTCCATCTACTTGAAAAGCATCCGTGTATAAAGTGCCTCTTCTTAATAACTCATACACTCTATTTAATACTGCCATCATAGAATTTAATACATATAGTTCGTTATCGTTGCCATCAAACTTATTTGTTGTTTCGTCTTTTGATATTTCTGTGATATCCATAGCCAGAATACTTACGTTGTATCTGATTACGTTTTCTTCAAACGTGGCTTGATTAACAATTAAATGTACCAAAGGAAATATGGTTTGTTTGTTTAAGTCCACGTCAAAAATATCTCCTTGTGTAACGGTGTTTATTAGTTCATCGTTTTCAAAGTGTGTCTTTAGTTTGTCTATTATGTCGAAGTAATTCATTAGCGTTTCATTTGTTGTTTTAGTTCACGGCTTTCAATTTCGTTTTTTTGTTTGACGAACGAGAGATAAGTGAGACATTTAGTAAGTCCGTATTTTGTAACTGTGTCAAACTTTGTAAGGTCGTTTCCAGAGAGTCCATATATGCTTGAATACCAACCCCATTGTTTGCCAAACTGAACTCTTTCCGAAAAGTCGTTAAATCCTTGCTCTTCGTCAGTTCGTTCTTCAAATAAGTTAGAGTAGCTTGCAACAATTCGCTTAACAAATTTTGCAAAAAAAAACTGGCTGCTATTGAAACATCTAATGGTGCGAACTTCATTAAGTCCTGCATATCTTCGTTAGGCTCATAGTCTATTATCGAATACTTGTCTTGAAACTTTTCTTTAATTGGTCTGAACATTACCGCCATCGCTTTGTGATATGTACTCCAATCTTTTAAATGGTGTTCAATATCTACATATTCTCCGAAGCTGATGTTTTCCAGATTAGGAATAAATCCAAACTCTATGTTTTTTATTTTAAAGTTTCTTATTAGTTGTGGCTTTTCACTAAACACTTCAGTAAAGTGCTTGATCAATCCGTTTAAATCTTTTAGTTTAATCTTTGCAACTTCGCCTAATTGTAATCCACAGAATATTTGAATCATTTTATTTGCAATCAGTTCTTCGTCGTTGCTATTTTCTTTCATAGCTACAAACTCTTGATACCTGCTTAAAGGTATTTCGCTTAATGAATTTGGCAGCAATATATCTAACTTCATATTATAATAACTTATTTTTCGTTTTTTTGTAGTTTACAGGATGTTGTAGCTTCCGTAATTCTTATTCATTCCAAGTGTTTCCATCTCGTGGTATCTAACGGCATCGATTGCGTGGTCGTACATACTAATAGGTTTGTTTAGTCGTTTGCCTGTCTTGTCCGTGTCCCAGCAATATGAACGTAGTTCTTTAATTAGGTTTGTGCTATTAGACGTAACTAAATAGTTTTCACGTTGCATTACATCTATTCCGTAATTGATGCTATCACGTCCTTTCGTAACGCCTTTAATTGTGATTCCATACCTTTGGATATCTGCAATACTTTTTGGCTCTGCTGAATCTGCATAACAAGGTATATTGCTTGGAAGTATTTTTGCTATGTCACTATTAAGCAATCCTGTTTGATAGGTTACTTCATTAAGTATTCGTGTTTCGTTATGTTTGTAGACTTCAATAATTGAGGTAGGGTCGTTCGTATAACCAAAATCAATTCCTATGCCTATCAATCTTGCTTCGCTTGGTATTGTATCAATCTGCTTCCAGTTGCTAAATACAACGCCCTCTAATTGCCCCATCTCTCCATCTACATATACACGCACCCAATTCTTCCAATAGTTGCTTGTAGCTGCTTTCTTGATGTTCTTTTCAATCTGGCTTATGATTCCATTATCCAGTGCTTCGTTGTCTTTGTAGGTTAAGATTATCTTTTCTGCATCTTCTTGGTCTTCAAGTTCTGTTTGTACCCAAAATTCAGCCGTTGGATTGTAATCAAGAAATACTTCGTTTTTTGTACGTATAGATAATTCGTTGTATGATTCAAAGCTAACAGAGTTGCACTCGTTTATGTAAAGTATTGAACGCCTACCACCTCTTAACTTACTTGAATCGTCTGCACTAAAAAATTCTATAAAACTTCCGTTTGCGAATTCGTATTTTAGTAGTGACTTGTTAAACCTGTCATCTACAAACCTTTCTGTAGATTTCATAATCTTTACAAAATCTCTTAAAGCACCTCTTCTTAAATGTGGAATAGATTCACTTACAACACTTACTTCTGTGTTAGGTGTTTTGGTGGCTCTGTCTATTAAGATAGGAAGTATGCCGTATGTCTTGCCTGCTGATGTTCCACCTTGAACAATCTTAATTCGTTTTTTTAACGCAAGTATTTTATTTATTGCCGTTGTCCTTTGAAACATCTGGAAAAAGTGGTTGCTCTATATTCGTTTGTTCAATCTGTTCTTTTAGGCTATTTAAACGTGCAGTAATGCTTGGATTGTATTGGCCAACCATACCACCTTTAATCTGATCGTCGCGTATTTCCTTGCGTATGCGTGTAGAGATAGTACAGAAATCTTCGTATCTCTTTTCTGTATTCTCCAAATAATGCTTTGCCGTGAAGTTAAATTTCTTGTGGCAATATAGTTCAAAGCCCTCTATAGTTAGTGGAACTTCTAATGGCTCTCCTACCATATCTCCTGTTCTTTGGTTTAAGTGATACTTAAATCTTGGATTCGTTTTTGTGTAGGTTTTGTATGCCTCAAAAATGTCTTCTAATTCTTGTGCGTCTTTTAGTGATTTAGGTCTTCCTTTTTTTGCCATCTTATTTGTCTTCGTAGGTTTCGTATACTTTCTTTATTCTGTTATTGATATCTCTTAAACAACTTGCACAAGTAGTGTATTGTTGTTTAGTTTTAAATACTCTATTGTATATTACTAATAAATCTCTTTGTTCGCTTGGCTTCATTCGTGTTTTGTTCTGTGCAAACCAATTCTTTAAAAATTCGTATTCGTTTTTTTGTAGGCATTCGGCTTTAAATCTTCTTGGAAATAATGCGTTTAATTTTTCCTTACGTTCATCGCATCCGCAGTCATCTCCTGCCAGCCATTTAATAGCTTTCTTTATTCCTGTAGCTTCTGTTACCTTTTCGATAACGTCGCCTAAACCCTCAACAGGTTGCTGCTTCTTCCATTCTTTGTACTCCTTACTTCTTTTGTCTAATCCTAAATAGTATTCTTCGTTTTTTTCCATAATTATATTAGTTCGTAATCTTCGTTTTTATAATCTTCGTAATCTTCTGCAATGTTTTCTTTTAGTTTTCCTTTGCAGTATTTTATTGTTTGAAAAATACTACTTGTGCTTATTCGTGTTTCATCTGCAAGTTCTCGCATACTCATTCCACTATCAAAATAATGCTTAAACAACATCTCATCATACCAGTGCCAGGATTCAGCTTCTTCTTTTACTCGTTTGATCATACTACTGAAAGCTTCTTCTTTTGATATATAGTCATAAGTTACGCCAATCTCTTTGCGTTCTTCTATATTAACCATCTGGTGCTTATTTCGTTCTTTTGTCAAATCTTTAAATATGTTTCTTAAAGTAAAATGTATGTATGCTCTGTTTATTGTTCCGTCTTTTTGTATAATCTTTTCCCTGTCTGCGTACTTGTGTAATCTGATGTACATTTCTTGTACTATGTCTTCTGCGTAGAAGTCTTCTCCGTAACTCTGTACGATTCTCAAATAGTCAGCGTGAAACCTTGCAACCTCTTTAAGCCAGTTCATTGATTAGATATTAAACAAATGTAATGATTATTTTCTAATAGTGTATAGACGAAGTTTTAAACGAATAGTTGTGAATAAAAAAAAGCACCTCTTTCAAAGTGCTTCTTTCGTTTTATAGTTTATAATCTAAAAAGGCAATCCATCTAAATCTGATCGTTGTGCGTCGTGCTTTGCGTCTTCGTTGCCACCAGCTTCTACTTCTGCTTGGTACGGTTTACTAAACTTTGCACTAAAATACTTTACTCCACTTTTAGATTCGTTTAGCCATAGTGCTACTTCTTTTTCTACACCATCAATAAGTGCTTTGCCTTTGTAATCTGGTTGTGAATCCGTTTTTTTGTAATCGTTTTTAAAGATTGCTCCTGTGTTGTTCTTTTGTTCCATAACTTAATCTATTGTTTTACTTATAATGTAGGCACTTAACGTCTTTCGTTTTCGCCTT